CCGCTACTGGCTGTGCCACGGGACCCAGTTTCGTAAAGGCGGCGCCCAAGTGGCGCGGGTAGAGGAAATACCCGTGGAACGGGAACCGACAGCCGGGGTAGATCCGCTGGAGAAAGGAGAAGCAGGAGCAGAGATGCCTGCGGAGGGCTTGAAAGAGGAGGGGAACGAGGATGCCGATTGTAAACGGGAAGTATGAATCCCCTATATGGGAGAACAATCATCAACCTGCTATGGATGCTGCGGAGATGCAGGCTATTACAGATAGTGTCGAGGAGAGCATTCACGCTCTGGGTGACTACACCACCCCGGCCCAAAAGATGGGACTGACAGGGGACCTCAGTGTTGGTGCTTCCCTTGGTGTGCTGGCGGACATCGGGAACGTCCATGTGTGGAGGAAGACGGTGGTTGCAGAGGAGGAGGTTCCGGCGGGGTATACGTTGGGACCTGTTGAAGCTAACAAAGTCTTGGCGCAATCTTCCTCAAACTGGGGCAATAGTTATGCGACTTTCACCGTTGCAAGCAGCATTACTGTTGATGATGGTGGCAACGTAACGATGAACGATACTTCGGGGGTAGAGATTTGGCAAGGCTATTTTGATCCGAATAAAGGCGAGGATAATCTTTTAGGGAAATTTATTCAATTTTCTCATGTTTCTGCCGATCACATTTCGTCTGATTTGGAAACGGGAGTATATTTCATTCCCAGTAACGCCACTTTTATCCGCGATCACAGTAGCGCCCCCTTCTATACCAAAATTTCTGCTTGCCAAAAAGTGAACGCATACCCCCTCACCCCCGCAGGCACCCACATCACCTACCTAACCTCCACAAACCGCAATGCCTACCAGGAGGGAGACGATGCGAAAGAGGCGGGGTATGTGTTGGGGGATATGGTGAGTGGATACCTGTTTGCATCGGCGTGGACTGGTAATGCGTCCAATTATTATTACTCCGAGACAATTAAAGTTTCCGATACTGGGACATTGACACAGGAAAATGTAAAAAGTTATACCGCAAATGCCACTAATGATAGCTGGGTTAGTAATATTCAAAGTGCTATTAGAGGTAAATTTATTACTGTGAGTGGAGAAAAAGATAATGGTGGAAGTGAAGGAACTAACCTTGTCTATATCCCCGATGATGCCATTGTCAGTTACTTTGAAAACGGAGTCTCTCTCGGTTATCCATATAATTATGGATTTCTTGTCAATAAAATGCAACAGGTCACCGGCTACCCCGCCATCCCCGCAGGCACCACTATTGAGTATCTGGGGGTGTTGGGGGACTTTGGTGGATCCTCTTTGGGATACATCAAATACGGTTCATACGTTGGCACAGGGACAGAAAACGTGATAATTCCGTTTAAAAATAGGCCGCTGATTGGTTTTTTGAATGTCGACGTCACAATGTTCACTGATACAAATTGGATTGTGCCGACTGGAAGCAGCGGAATTTCAAATTATACGGGGAGTGCAACCTGGTCTGGAGGGAAGTTGACCCTATCCAAAGGTGATTATTCTCGATTCCCGAATTCCTCTGGTAAAACTTATAAGTATGTTGCATTTTTGGAGGGAGAGTGAGCACAAATGTATTACATCAACTCAAGTCCGAACGAGACCGGCAACCACGGCAACCCCATGGGACAACCTTTCCCAAACTGTGTGACCCTACCTGACGATCTCCTGAGCCCCTATCTTGCGGCAAAGGGGTTTGTGGCCTTGACCGTGGAAGACGGTGCTGTGACAAGCCTGGAGACCAACCAGGAGGCGCTGGACGCCTATGAAGCAGACCACCCCGACCTCCCGCCGGAAGAGCCGGAGGAACCCGTCACCTGGGGCGCTATGGCGGCAGCAATTCGAGAAGGAGTGAATGACGTTGACTGAAAAAGAGTTTGTTTTGGATACCCTGCGCCGGGCGGGGAAATCTGCCGCAGTCAACTTGCAAGCAGAATCCCTCTCCATGACCGGCACGGAACTCTGTGCTGCGGAGGAGTATATCCCAGACTTCCAGGCGGCCAGGGCTGCCAAAAACATGCTGGAGCGCAAGGCAGGCCAGAAAGATGGCTTTGTCTGCCGGTCCAGCGCCGGGCGGGTGGTTCGGCTCCTCCAGGTCTACGACAGTGAAATCTATCCCCAGGAGCCGGAGGAGCTGCCCGCCCAGTGGGGGTTTGTCTGGTCCACTGACCCGGACAAGGCGCTGCCCTTCCTCTCCCTCTCCACTTCCCCCTACGCCAAAGGGGATTGCTGTACCGCAGATGGCAAAACCTGGCGCAGCAAGATCGACACTAACACCTGGTCCCCGGAGACAAATCCGGAGTTTTGGGAGGAAGTGGAACCCTGACGAACCATCCCACACAGAGAGAGGAGGGCTGTTATGCCCATGGACAAGTGTACCTTTAACCCCGGGAATGAATGCTTGGGGCTGCAAAAGGCTAACATGTTGGAGAAGTCTCTGAACAGCCATTTGGATGCGGCCCGGCAGACCCATAAGGAGATGTATGACCGCATCCGGGCCCTGGAAACTGAGAGCGCACGCCGGGATGAACAGTATGTTCAGATTCTGGACAAGCTGGATGAAATGTCCTCCAAAATCACATCAGCACTCAGCCAGGTGAGTGAGCTCCAGATCAAGCCAGCACGCCGGTGGGAAGGGTTGGCTGATAAAGCAATCTGGGCTGTTTTCGCGGCAGTGATTGCGTTTCTGCTGGCAAAAATCGGGTTATGAGAGGGGGTGAAGGGAATGAGTGAAAAATGGAAAGTCTGGTGGAAAGCGGCGGGAATCCGTGCGATCAAGACCATGGCAGAGACCGCTATTGCCACGATCGGGGCGGCGGCGGTGCTTTCTGCGGTGGAATGGCCGGTGGTTCTGTCGGCCACCATACTGTCCGGCATACTGTCCTTGCTGGTTAGTATCAAGGGCCTGCCGGAAGTTGAGAAAGAAACCGCAAACAAAAACTAAAAACAAAGAAGGAGAATCAGTATGGCAAATCGTTTTTATCAGAATCGCATGGCAATCAAGGCAATCAGCGAGAAAGAGGGCGTAGATGTAGATATCGCCTCCCGCATGTATGCGCAGCAGCAGGGCTGGACCGGCTGGGAGAAGGAGATGGACGAATGGAACGATATTCAGCGTTCCTACATGAAGTCTAAGACAAAGACGCTGGCGGATCTGTTCCGATAATCTTGCAAAAACAAAAAACTGCCCCTGGTAAAGGGACAGCAAAAATTGACAATCCGCGGCGCGGCATGGTATGATGGATGCGCCCCGAAAGGGGACAGAAAGAGGCGCTGCACAAAACGGCAGGCGGTTTAGCCACATCCTCCGAAAGGAGGTGAGGCCCATGCCCATTACGATTACGTTACATATCTTCGGATATACCGTAACGATTCGCATTAAAGGCAGAAACCGCCACTCGGCCAAGTGACGGTTTCAAGGCTTTTGCTTTGATCTCTTAACTTGCACGGGCTAAACCGCTTGTAGCAGTGCCCTTTCTGTTTCCATTATACCATCCCGCCCCGGTTTGTCAAGAGAACAGGCCGGGGACTTTTTGTCCTGCTTGAAAGGAGTGAGGAGTGGATGAGTAACAGCCCACTTGTAACCTACACCAAACTATCCCCTAACCATTCCGGGCGGCGCAACCATGTAATCGACACCGTTTCCATTCACTGCATGGCAGGCAATGCCAGCGTAGAGACTTGCGGGGCATTGTTTGCTGACCCGTCTCGTAAAGCCAGCAGCAATTATGGGATTGGAAGCGACGGACGGATTGCCCTGTATGTGGAGGAGGCCAACCGGTCCTGGTGTACCTCCAATGCCGCCAACGACCATCGGGCCATTACCATTGAGGTGGCCAACAACGGCGGGGCGCCGGATTGGCCGGTGTCAGACAAAGCCTACGCCGCATTGCTGGACCTATTGACGGATATCTGCCGGAGAAATGGGCTCAAGAAACTACTGTGGAAAGGGGATAAATCCTTGATCGGCCAGGTGGACAAGCAGAATATGACGGTTCACCGGTGGTTTGCCGCCAAAGCCTGCCCGGGGGATTATCTATACAATCGGCACGGAGAGATTGCCGCCGAGGTCAACCGGCGGCTGGAAGGAGAGGAGGAGCCCATGGACATTGCAAAGTTGGTCTCTGAAATGACCAACGAACAAGCCTACCAGCTCATGCAGAAAGCAGAGCTCCACGCGAAGACGCTGTCTGAGCCTGCCTGGTCCCAACAGGAGGGGCATTGGGCAAAGGCTGTGGCAAATGGCATCGTGGATGGTACCAGCCCGGAGCGCCCGATGAAACGGGATGAGGTGATTGCAGTGCTGGGTAGAAATGGTCTGTTGCTCTGAGAACAGAGAAGCCCCCAGGGGATATATCCTCTGGGGGCGCTTTGTGCGCGAGTCACAGTTTTGGCCGGTAAAGCCGTGGTATCCTAAGAACAAAACAAGGACAAGAAGAAAGGGAGGAACGAGATATGGAGGTATTGGTTCACAACGAAGAAAAGATTCCAGGGGAGATCGTGGAAAAGGCCATTGCTATGATGGAAAGGGAAGAAGGACGGAAAGTGGTAGAGTTGACTATCCGGCGGACAGAGAACCCGGACGAGTACGGGATCACTCCTATTTTTGAGAAGATGCCGTTCCAGCGTATTCGCCGTATCACTGGGTATCTTGTGGGGGACCTGAACCGGTTCAACGATGCTAAGCGGCAGGAGGTAGGGGACCGGGTGAAGCACAGTTTCTGACGGATTATAAAACAGAAAATGAGAAAAAGGCAGGATGTGTCCATTCTGCCTCTTTTTTATAGGTGATGGAGAGAGAAAAGCACTTTTTGTGATTGTTGTGGAAAAACGTGTGGAAAGATTGTGAATTTCCACGACGCTAAAAGAATGTCGCATTATGGAGATGTGGGCAAAAATGTGTTAAAATGAAACCACAAAGAGGAAAATAGAATACAAAGGTTCTCGTTTTCTCTAAAAAATTTTCTATTATGGTGATTATAATCTTGTTTGAGGTGATTGTCATAATGGGAAATGAAGAAAAAATGGAGTGCCAAGCGCAGAAAGCTGGTGAGGGTATGTTTGTGACCAGACCGATTCCGACCCAAGAGAATTCTCTTGTGGAAGGAATGAAAAAGTATATTGCAAAGCTTATGGAAGAAGGGACAAAGGCCCCGGAAAAAACAAGGGAAGAGGCAATAGAGGCTCTGAAGCGCACAGGAGTTTTATCGGAAGATGGGAAGACAAAAGATGAGATTGTATCTTGGGAGTAAGAGATCATGTATCAAAACCTTCCTAATCTCGTTTTGGGGTTCCATGGATGTTGTAAAAAGGTATTTCATAATGTGATTATAAATGGGGGCTCCTTAAAAGCAAGCGATAATTCTTATGATTGGTTGGGCAACGGGATTTATTTTTGGGAGCAAAACTATACCAGGGCGATGGAGTGGGCCATAAAACGTAATGGTGAGGAAAATGCTGCCGTCATCGGTGCCGTGATTGATTTAGGACATTGCTTGAATTTAACGGATAGTGCGGCCTCGGACACTTTGCGCACTGGCTATGAACTCCTGTGCGTGCGATGTGAACAGGCAGGAG